GTTCATTAAGCTCTTCTTCAAGTTCTTGTTCCTTGGCTTTTTTCAACATCCACATTCTACGCTGTGCTGCTAGTCGATTCATTCAAGTGCACTCACATTCTCTCGTTTTACGACTTCAATTTTCTCGAGTAATGGATGAGTCCATCCGTGGCTTACTACATATGTATTTAGATTCTCTTCACCAAGTAAAACTTCTACAAGTTTCTCTCTGCCAGTCTCATCTAATACATTAATTACTTCATCCAAAAACAGAATATTGATTCGTGACTTTGAAATACTACTCATTAGCTTACGAATCGCTATAAGAGTAGCGGTGTTTACTCTTGCCAACTCTCCGCTAGAAAGAGCAAGAATATCGACAATGTTTCCATTGTCTGTAATTTGCACATTTAGCTTATCATTTGATACAACAAATTCAAGAGTGAAACGCCCGTCTGAAAGTTCAGCCAAGTATGTGTTTACTAACTCTTCTAGCTCTTTTACTAGATTTTCAATTTTGTATGCAATTAAGCCGTTTGTGCTAAATGCTTTTTTGAGTACTTCAAGATTTGAAAATACGCTTTCAATTTCTTCAAGTTCTTTTTGAGCCTTATTAAGTTCTGATAAAAACTCGTCAGTTTGCTCTTGAATTACTTGGATTCGCGTATTTTGTCGAGTTCGTCTTTCATTTTCCTTTGCCGTGCTCGATATAGACTCTTGCACCGAAACCAAGTCAGCTCGTACTCTCGCCAAGCGCTCATCAAGCTCTCCTTTGTCCAAGAGGGCCACTGGGAGATCTCTGTCAATGCTTCGATAAAGATCCTCCCACTCTCTCTGCATTTTGTTTTTATATTCGAAACGCTCATTATTTCGTTTAATTTGCTCAATTCTTGTTGTAATTTCACTCATTTTCTCCTGTGCGAAAGAAATCTTATCCGCCTCTTCTAAAATCAACGTTTGCTTGAAATCTTCTTGTACAGTCTGCTCACAAGTCGGGCATTTATCCTCTAAATCTTTTAGCTTTTTCATCAGTTTACGAGACCCCGTTACGACCCCGTTGAGACTACCAAGCTCAGATTGCAAAGTATCATAAGATTCTTTTGCATCTATATCAATATTCTGAATTTCTTGAATATTGATTTTCTTTAACAGGCTTATGCACTGATTATTTTGTGAGATTTTTTTATTTTTTTCTGAAATATTTTCAATTTCTTTCGTTAATGAACGGAATTCATTCTCAAGTTCTTCCGTATCATTTTGAAATTCTAGCATTGGCAGTATGATAGTATCTCTCAATTTATTATCTGATAACCATTTTTCTACTGTTGCTATTTTTGCTTTGATTCCAGAAATATCCCCTGAGAGATTTCTGGACATATTCTTGAAGAGTTCAAATAGCTCTACATATTCTTCAAGGTGCAGTAAGTCTATCAGAAACTTCTTACGATTAGTATCTGTCGCGGTTAGAAACTGTAAACTTGCATTTGTATTTTGATATACTAGCTGAGAGAAAGTCTTAAAATCAATACCAATAACTTCTTGTATTGTTTTAAAAGTATTCGTAGCTGTATGACTAGAAATATCTTCTCCATTCTTCAGAAAAGATACTTTTATATTTGTTTTTCTATCAATAGTTACGGAGTACTCATCTTCATCTTTTGTAAATTCGAGATGAATTTTATACCCATTATTTACATATCTGTTAGGAATATCTGCCTTTTTAATGCCCTTTGAGTTTTTATTAAAAAGAGCTTCTTCAATAATTAACGGTATGGACGACTTGCCCATACCGTTAGTACCAATAATTTGGGTTACAGTGTTTTCTTCTAGATTTAGTAAATTACCAGAACCATAACTAAAGCAGTTATCCCATTGTAGCGTTTTGAGCGTAATCATTAAAAGTGCCTACTATATTTTGAATTTTGTCATCTTCTAACTCCAAGATATAAGCTAAATATTCTACTAATTCTTCTTGGATGCTCATTTCTTTACTCATTACTAGAGCCGCTTCACTACTTCGTTTTACAACTTTTTTATCTAGTAACTCGCTATTCTTTACATTTGCTAGATCCTGAATATCGCCTTCTAACTCATAGATTGTATGATGGAAATCTGTAGGTATCATCTCGTCTGGAGAAGTTACTGTCTTACGAATAAGTTGAGGGAGATCAAAAGGCTCCCATATCCATTTCCAATTTGTATGATTAATTAGCAAATATCCTGTATTCACTTCTGTTCGATGAAAAGAAGTAGTCATAGGGCTGCCAGGATATACAATATTTCGCTGACTATTACTATGCGCGTGAAGATCGCCTGCAAAAACAATCGGAAAATCTTCCAGCCTGTCTAAGTCCACCTCTGGCTTGACATGGGGAGGAATTTCGCCACGAACATGAGTAAATAATGCATAAGACGTATTAAACTTTTCAATACTCTCATTTCGATGAAGATCAGCGTAAGGCAGAATACCAAAGCCCATATCTTCGTCAATATACGAAATATCTATTACTTGCACTAAAGGGTTAATATCTCTACTAACCTGTTTTAGTTGTGTAAAGAATGTTTTATTTTTCTTTGTTGCCTCGTGATTACCGTCATAGATAATAGTTGGAATCTTTACTTCCCGAATAAACGAGAAGTAAAGTTCCAACTCTTCCATGTTCGGCAGACGGTCAAAAAGATCACCACCTATAATATGCATATTGCACTGACTTTCGAGAGAATGAATCTGCTCGAAAAATAACTTGTAGCGATTTAATGCCCACTCTCGTGGAACATTCTTTTGACCTAGCTTAAGGTGCCAGTCTGCCGTGAACAAAATCATGAAATAGCAAACTCCGCATCAAGTGCTTCATCATCAATTTCATTTGTCTCTACTTCACGCACTCGATCGAGTAACTCTTTCTGAGCGTCGGGCGTAGGACGAGGCATAACGTCATCCATAGACTTCAATGCTGAAATAAGCTCAACTTCGTCATCCTCCAGAGCACGAGGCTTGCACTTCAGTACTTGAAGTTGGTATTCTACGTTGTAGGGCAGCGGGCCAGTCTTAACTCGCTTGAACTTAACGTCCCAGCCAGTTTCTGCATCAGTAGGATCACCCAAATCTTCAGCAGCAGTAAGGATTTGCTCCCACAACTTCTTCTTCAGATTGATGATCTTGACTTCGCCATTGTGAATGCACTGCATTACATAGCTCCAGCCGCACTTCAGATCGGGATAGTATTCACGAACCCAATCTTTCTCTTTGTTATTGAACCGCTCTTCATTACGGTCGAAAGACAGACACTCCAAAGGAATATTCTTGTCATTCTCACCAGTTACCCAGTATACATAGCGAGCGAGAATATCGCCTACCAGACGAACTGAGTTATCCCCATCCTGGTAGCTATAAGTAGTAATGCTTGATTTTTGAGCAGCGCCCTTTGATTTATTAAAAGTTAATGCCATTTTGTTTTCTCCTGTGGGACTTCTTCATACAGAAAATGTAACTTGTCATCTTCCATGTAAAGTAGCCTATCGTCATCTAAGTGTTGAAAGGGATCTATTGGCATTTCCAACAGATCTAGTGTAATATCGCCAGAAGCGAAATATTCCCCGAGAGATCGCATACTAGCAAAAGCTAAGTATATTGCAACATCTCGACGAGAATGTCTAAACGAATTGTAAAGAAGAACATCTGGGTGTACCAAAAAGCATTCTCCTGTAAAGTTCATTTCATAAAACTTATAAGTAGGATCATACTTATTTTTTGGTATACTTTGCTTGACTAACATCTCAAATATTATAAAAATACTTGATGGTTCGCCATTTGCTACTGTGAATATCTTTTTCCAGTCGTAAAGAAGCATATATTATACTAAAAAATAACTCGGGTGTCAAGAACTATTTTTCTATCCTATTTGTTGAATTTTCCAGCCTTGTTTCATATAGTATCCCATTCTATTGGAAGCCTGCTTTCGAGCAGTATTTCCTTTTAAATGTATGTCTACTATTGCTGGGGTTCGTTTTCCTTCTTGTTCCCGTATGACTCTTCCAATGAGCTGCGTAAGTAACGGCTCGTTGTTAATAGGTGTACCGAGTATAAGGACTGACAAGGAATTGACCGAAATACCTTCACTAAAAATTGCTTGAGTGCCGAAAAGAATGTTCTTTTTTCCATAATTAATCTCGTCTAGGAGTTCTTCCCTTTGCTCATGCGGAACCTCACCCGTAACACAAATTGCATTTTCTCCAACCAGCTCGGCGCAGCTTCGTAAAAAATGCACACGATCCGACACCA